AACTCATTCTTGATGATCGGATCGGTGTACAAACTGCGGGTGTCTTCATGCTCATATTGAGACTGAATATGGCGATGCCATGCGTGATAAAGATCGAGTCGAGAGATCGTCCCCTTGTCGGGCTGTGGCAAATACTTGCGTGACAACGGCTCAGTCAGAAAGTCTTTTTTGCGCTCAACCCTCTCAAGAGTGTACTGAGGCTCAGACGTAGGAGAGTCAGCCAAGTAGCAGATAAAGTCGCAGTAATCGACATCGGTACACTCCATCTGCATATAGACTTGCATCAGATACATCGAGCGCTTTGGGCTAAAAATAGAGTAGGGGGTCTTAGTATATTTCGGATAGGGACACTTTATTTCCACACAGCCGTCCAAACCGATGAGGCCGTCTGGCGATGCCGCAATGAAATCGTATTTCGGGTGGATGACAAGGCCTGTCTCCTCAACGGTATAGCCTTGGAGCTTTTCTAAGAAGATGCGGGCATGGTCTTCCATGTTCTGGCCATGAGCCACTGCCGGAACCATCGTAAATTCGCTTTCTGAACCGGCCAATGCTCTGACTTCTTGACGCACCAAGTCGGCAGGTTTCATGTAGGGGTGCTTGCCTTCAAGTGCGGCGCACACAGACGCTTTAATCTTGCCTGCTCTGGCGAGGTGCCACTCAGGGCTACCTTGGATGGCTAAACTCATACGCCCAACGCCTTTACGTAGGGCTGTACCACACCTTCATCCACAAAACTTTTCCAGCCTGCCGGAGGGATACCAGTAAAGACATCTTGTAGCTCGCTTAGTAAATGCCCACCAAGCTCTACATCTCTCGTTTTTGGCACTGTATAGTAGTTATATTCTTCATCGTCTTTTTGAGACCGCAAAGGAATTTCAAGACTCACGGGAATGTATTTAATGTGCTTAAATATAAAACTGTAAGGGTCGGAAAACTCATCAATAGCCCAAAACAGATCGCGGTTGTTGTCCGCTGTAACGATCTGCGCCCAGCGCTTGTTCTTTGAGACAGCTAGGTAGGCGTTCACTTCTCAGCCCTCCATCCTTTGGCTTGGCACACCTCTTCCCATCGTGTGGTGTTTTGGTCTTCCCAACCACGATTATCTAACCCTTTGGTGAAGCGATTAAAGATTTTTTGTCCCGCCGATTTATTACTTGCATCCAAAATTTTGGTGGTCAACCACAGCTCTTCGACCATCTGAGCCTGACTCACTTCGGGAGCGACCTCAGGCACAGCAAAAACGGGATCAGTCTTGGTAAGCCACATCGTGTAGCCAAGACCAAACTCGCCGAGCGCCTTGACTCTTGCGCGTTGCTTTGCCGTGTTGATGTCCATCGCGTTGGGATGTTTAATGGCGATACCGGAACGATGAACCGGAAGGTAGGTGATAACAGTGTGAGTGCCGATAGTCATTCTGCAACGAACTTCGGCAGAGCCATCGTCAAAGTAATGCACCTCACGACCGGACTGGTCTTCACTGAATTCCCAAGTGTATTCTGGGAATACGCCCATCATTAATTCATGGGCTTGCATCCATGGCAGATATTTTAAGACAGTGTCAGACAGGTGTTCAGTTTCAGTGCAGAGGGGGGCTACGTCGATTGATGAAAGGGTATTCCAGATCTGTGCTTTAGTGATCGATTCCATGTAAATTGCTCTTTAGTTTGCTAAGACTAGAGTTTAGCAATCTAAAGAGGTAAATACAATGCATTAATAGTAATTCTATGTATTTAAGTGGGTTTAAACATCGGTATAACATTGTTTTGCACGTTGCCGCATTGGCGTTTACGTTCGGCGTCTTTTTGTTCTGCGTCTTTTTGCTTTTGTACTGCGTCTCTTTGCTTTTGTGCAGAGACCATATCTAAAGAGCCGTACTCCTCACAATTCTCGTTGAGCCAATTCTGAACCTCTAACGCAACTGCCATAAATTCTTCATCGTCAGACCAGTACTCTTTTTGCTGGATTTTTGGAAACCGAATGGCATCTTTTTTGGCCTGCGCTGTCGCGTCCAGATGCTCCCGTTTGGATTGCGCTGTCGTGTCCAGATGCTCCCGCCACAGCTTTGCAGCTCTAAGCTGGTGCCACCCTTCCTGTGCGCGCCTCAAGGTTATTGCGCAAAATTTCTGCATAGAGAGAGAGCTTAAATAGTGTTCGCCGCGCCACCTAGGCGTGAATAAGCCAAACCGAACATTCACGATATCGTTTAAATTCTCGGTTGGCTCAGTGACAATTTCGTCTGAGCTGAACGAGTGCAGGGGTTCCGGTTTCAGGGCTTGTTGTGCCAACCAAGGGCGGTTAGGGCCGTCTTTCTTGGACATATGCATTCCTTTTTTATGCGCTAAAAAGAGCGCTTTCTCTACTTTTGTCCGCGCCACAAAATGTGGTTATAGAATAGTTCAATGCAATTGCCTAGATTCTATTCATGAGTTAATAGTTCCACATAAGTATTCACATGTCTATAACTATTTTATGCAAAAGACAAAATAAAAGTATGGCGGCTTTTTTAAGGAAGGTCATTTGACGGCAACACGCTGCCAGATGTTATTTAAAACATCTAGGTTGCTTGGGAGTCGGTTTGGAATGGCGAGGCGAACACCCCCGCCGATTTATTTATCGAGGAACATGCCTACATTTGCGAGGAGGAACTCGGTCTTGTCTTCTTCTTGATAAAGCATGACCATCAAGCGGGCAAAGTTTTTGGGGTTAATGGTGGTTCCGCTGTCCAGCTCGTACTGCTTTAAGATCTCGCAAAGTCGCTCAATCTTATCAGTGCTTAAAGAGTCACCGGAACTAACGCCATTGACCCATAGATTTGCGTCTATGCCGTAGTGGTTACAAAACCGTAACAGCGCCACGGAATCCCGTGGCAAGCAGCCTGTTAGCCAGCCCGCAGATGTCGCAGGTGACACACCTAGATCCGCCGAAATCCGCGAAGCGCGGCCCCATGACGTCACGCCTACTCTCTCAAGTTCAGCGTTGATGATTACGGATCGTTGTTCTTTTGTAAGTTTATCTACATTGTTCATAAATCGCTCCTTGTTGTATTTGTTAGGTAAGTGTGTATTTCCCGCGAGTGTACACCTTTCCACTGCACTTATGCAAATTTGTTTTAGTCCGGCATTTAATCATCTATTTTAGATGTATTGGTTGATTTTATATTCCAGTGCATAGATAATACACGTATGAATTCAATAACTACTTACACAGCACCCCCACAAGGAAGCTCCATGATTTTCAGACGCGCATCTTACCCCCAAGAGTCGTACACAACAATACCCAATCGCCTTCTTAGAGGCACAGCCGGAGCATCAGAAGTAAGAAGTGACGGTCTCTCACCGGAGAGTCTGGGCGTTCTGGCCTATTTACTGTCGCACAAAGCTGAATGGCGCGTCACAAACAGGCAACTCCAAAAAGTCTTTGGTGTCGGTGACAGTAAGATAACAAGAATCACGCGGGAGCTGATGTGCGCAGGCTACATTCGCCGATCAGAGCAGACAGCGCAATCCAACTGGGATTGGGATGTGTATGACACTCTTAACCCTGATCCCCAAAATCCAGATCCCGAAAATCCCGATCCCGAAAATCCAGATCCCGAAAATCCCGATCTAAATAATACTATAAGTAAGAATAACAATAAGAAAGAAAAACAATCATGGAAGAAAGAGCTATTTGCTGCTTCCCCTGAACATATCAGTCAATCGGTTTGGCAAGACTGGTGGGAACATAAGATCATCAAAAACTCTGGGCGTAAACCAACTGCTCAGATGCTGACTCGCCAGACCAAAGACTTCGAGTTGATCTCAGCGGCAGGATTCGATGTTTCGGCAGTCGTCAGCTTTGCGATAAGTAGAGACTGGCAAAAGATTGGCGATGTTACATGGGAGGTGTTGGGTCAATTTAAAACCGACACTCGACATGATGACCTGATGGGTGCGGTCAAATAATGGAGATCAGAGAATTAGTACAGGCACTGGGGGATCAGGCAACAGGCATTTGTGCCGAGCTTTATCCCGAAGGCAAGATTGAATCAGGCTGTTACAAGGTTGGATCGATATCGGGGGAGAAGGGCAGGTCAATGTCGGTTTACCTTCACGGCGAGCAGTCCGGTAAGTACATGGACTTCGCGACTGGCGAAGGCGGGGACATGCTCGACCTGATCATGCATTGTCAGGGCTTAACCCTTGTTGAGGCAATGGACTGGGCCAAGAAGCGATGCAATGTTAGGGATACCAAGCCGTCCAAAAAATTTAGCGCGGTGGAAAAAAAGACCTACCAAAAACCCCAACCTCCGGTGAAGGCTGAGATGTCACCCAACCTGCACACCTACATGGAAGGCAGAGGGTTTAGAGATGTAGGGGAGATATGCTTTAAGTGGAAGATCTACGAGACGATTAGCCATAGAGGTTCTGACGCGGTCTTTCCCTACCACGATGTCACTGGGGAGATGGTGTTCCTCAAGACTAAGCCGATGAATCATGACGGCAACCCTGCCACGCAAAAAGACCTGAAGCCGATACTTTTTGGATGGAATGTTATGCCTGCCGATGCCAGAGAAGTGTGGCTTGTCGAGGGCGAATGGGATGCCATTGCCTGTAGTGAGCTTGGATTTTCAGCCCTATCAGTCCCAATGGGCGGAGGCAAAGGGGCAAAGCAGACTAGGTGGATTGAAAACGAGTATGACAATCTTGCTCGATTTGAGCGCATTCTCATTGCCACAGACATGGACGAACAGGGTGAGCTGGCTGCGGCAGAAATCATGTCGCGACTAGGTGACCGATGTGTCCGAATCAACCTACCAAACAAAGACATCAACGACATGTTGCAAGGTGGTAAACAGTCCTACGCAGATGCCCGCGCCATTTTGGAGATGTGTTATGAAGAGGCAGTCTGGAAAGACCCCACCACGCTCCGATCTGTTATGGAATTTGAAGATGATCTAGACCAGTTCTTTAGCGCCGACGAAGATACCTCAGGGTTTGGCTCTGGCTGGGCCAAATTAGATGAGGAAGATATTCGATTCAGACCCCAAGAATTATGGGGTGTTGCGGGTATTAACGGACACGGCAAGAGCCTGTGGCTTGGTCAGCTCTGCCTGAACGCAGTCGAGCAAGGTCAGAAAGTATTGATCGCGTCGATGGAGATGCCGCCACGGGCGACACTGGGTCGAATGATGAAGCAGGCTGGCGGTGTTGTTGCCCCACCTAAACCTTACCGCAAAGCATTGCTCAACTGGTTGGCACCTAACCTGTGGTTGTTCGTAGACAAGCTTACCCCGAAACCTAAAGACCTGATGGAATGCTTCGAGTATGCCTATCGCAGGTACGGCATCAACGTATTCGTGATCGATTCTTTAACCAATATGGTTCGCCAAGATGACTATGAAGGTCAACAGAAATTCACCGAGATGTTAGTCAACTTCAAGATGGCATTCCCCGTGACAATTTTTCTGGTAACCCACGTTCGTAAGGGCGAATCAGAGTACGAAGCTCCTAACAAGTATTCGGTAAAAGGATCAGGGGCTATTACAGATCTTGCTGACGGATTTATTTCAATCTTTAAAAACAAACGCAAACAAGAAGCGGTGGCTCAGGCCCAGATGCTTATGGAGGAGGTCGATGAGAAATACGCTCGTCAGTGGGACTCATACCTTGAGGTTCTAAAGAATCGCAACGGTCAGTACGAGGGCAAGATAGGCTTCGAGTTTGATGTCGATGCCATGCAGTTCAAAGAGCGGCGCGGCTCAAAAGCCAAGCAATATATTAATTACTCGAAGGATTAAAAAAATGGAAGATCAGGAAAATTTTGCACACAACGTGCGCGTAGCGGGTCAGGGCATCGAGACCGCTGAATACGAACTTGCAGTGGCAGATGCAGAAGAAAAGAAAATCATTGCTCAGGTCATGATTCAAGCCGAATTGGCGGCAGGATGCAAGACCAATGCGGCGCAGCTTCGGGCCGCAGATGAAAACCCGCAGGTCTTTGAGGTAAGACTGGCTCGCGGCAAAGCTAAGGGCGCGCTTGCGGCGGCGAAAAGCAATATGGTCGCGGCAGAAATGGAATTTAAATTATGGCAGAGCAACATGGCCACCACTCGATTCGATAAACGAATTTATAACTCTTGAGAGACATTATGAAACACGAAATATTAAGAACTTTGATGCACGAAAAAGACATTAA